TCTGCCGTCTGTGGCGTGATGAACCCGTTCTCGCCCTTGAGCTCGAACTGGACATTGGCCTTGGTGTTGATGAACAGGTAGTCGTTGAACGGAACCATTGCCGAGATCTCGGCGTAGGAGTTGCTCGAAGCCCTGACATCAATCGGATCTGAGGCCGTGACGTTCGACGGATCGTCCAGCCACAGGTTGTTGTACACTCCCAGCTGGGAGCTGAACACAACATCACCCGCACTGAGGAACAGCCTGTCGCGGAAATCGCACATGGCCGTGAGTTGGACATGCCGAGCCTCGCCGGTCTCCGTGAGGAATGGCGATGGTCCGGGGTTGGTAATGCGGTCTCCCGTCAACCGTGCCGTCCAGAGGATCGGATGGAAGTGAAGCGAGAGGTTCTTGTAGGCCGTGGGGGCCAGAGACAGGATCTGAGGCATCCGGGCATCGTCGATGACCGAGCAGTTGTCGGGTGTCCTGACCCGCTGCGTGAACGGCTTGCCTGTTCCGGTCACACCGTTGTAGGTTTCCGTGGCCGGGAAGTTGATGATCCGATAGTATCCGGCACCTACCGCAAGGTACGGGGCATTGACGAAGTAGACCTTGCCACGCCCATCGACGGCCTCTACGGCCGCCTCAAACGGGTGGGCCGGATCATACAGGATCCTCAGCATCTCACGAGCCGAATCATCGTCCGGGGTGGTATCCAGATCGGAGTTGTTTCCAACCCAATCGTTCAGATCCGGTGGAAGACGAAGCTCGGAGAAGTTGCTGACCGACTGACCAAGCCACGGCTTGTCGAAGTCGCCATAGACGTAGTCTTCGACGGGAATGAACTTGGCGGCGAAGTCGGTGTCCCAAGCCTCGCCTGCCAACAGGGTGGTGCCGTCTGGATAGAGCCGACCATCGGTTGTCCGCTTGACGCGAACTGTCGTGTAGTAGGTGATCTTTCCACCAATGACATCGTCGGTTCCCGTCAGGGTTCCATCGAGGTTCACCGTGATGTTGTTCGTGCCGGAGGTAAAGCCAGCGTAGACCTGAGTGTACAGGAAGATCACGGAGGATCCAAGCTGAACGGTCTTGAGCCGGTTGCTTGCCAGTGGCTGGGCACCTGCGTAGGTGATGTACTTGCGGGTTGCAAGCGAGACGGTGCCTGCTGCAACCAGCGAGTTGAATGCCGATGATACGCTGACGGTACCGGATGCTGCGGCCGTTAGGGCCCGCACGTAGAGCGGATACCGGTAGTCGCTTGACGAGATCACTTCCACACCGTCCCACACTAGGCGGGAATCGGTTGGATCCCACTGGTAGGCCGGGGTGTCCTCCGAATAGGTGTCTCCGTCGAACCGATACTTCCTGAACAGGGTATCGGTTGGTCCGGAGGCATTGCCATCCACAAGGATTAGGTAGCGGTTGGCTGAATCCAGCTGCAACCACACGTAGTACGGGTCGATCGTCAGGGGAACAAGATCTAGGCCCGAGGCCGAGGACATGTTTCTGAATCCCGGACGCTTTTCGACAGATCGTTCCACCGTCACCATGCAGTTATCCAGAACGGATGCCTCGGTGGGCAACCGCTTGGACGGGGGCTGCGTTGACACGCCTCCGCTTAGGGAGGGAATGTCGATCGTTCTTCTATCAGCTGCCATCAATACCCTCCGTATCTGCCGCTATCGTAGTTCTGTCCACGCCTTGCGGCCTGTGGGCGAATGACGGCGCTGAATGCGTTCTGGTTCTCGAGGATGGATCGACGTTGACGGGCGGAATCGGAACTCTTTGCCTTCGAGCGAAGCACTGCCTCGTCTTCGGCAAGAAGTTGATTCATCCGTCTATCCGATTGCGTGAGCATCTGGTACTTCTGCATCGCGTCCGACATGATCGCTCTCTGGGCAGCCGTCTCCAGCTGGTCCCACCGAAGAAGCATCTCCACGCGAATCTGATACTCATCGTCACGCCATACGTCTGTTCCCTCCGTCATGTTGTACATGCGGGGTGGGTTGCCTTCCTGCACACGAGCTAGGATCTTGGCTCCCGTGGGTGTCGTGTGGACGGACTGAAGTTCAGCCGTTATGACACCGGTGTAGTCCGAGTTCGGGTAGCTGAGAAGCAGCCGCCCGTTGTTGTCTGGCCGCATGTAGCGGACCAGAGAGTTGTCGAGTTGTCCACGAAGTTGATAACCCAACAGGGCCTCATCCAGCAGAAACTCCGCAACTCCATTGTCCACGGCACGGGCTTCGTTGAGATCCACGATGGGACTCTGGCCTGAACCGAGGAACAGCATGTTCACTGCATCCAATTTACTGATGTATCCCATTGTGTTCTCCTAAAGGAAAACCAAGAGCCCCCTTTCGGGGGCCCTTGGCTAGATATTGATCACCTCCCATCAGAACGAGTTGCTTCTGTCGAACGAATACAACAAGAAGTTCCTCCTTTCTTATGGGATCAAAGATCAGGCGTACGGGAAGCCGGTACCTGCGGTGGCGACGAACTCGCGAGTCATGCTGGTGCGGATGCGGAGCATTGCACGGGCCGTCGACGCTTCCGAACCACCGACGTTGGCTGCATCGACCTGAGCAAATGCCGCGCCTGCCGAGGTGAAGAGGAAGCCGCCAGCCTGAGCCCAGGAGGTATCGCTGTCGGTGTTCTGGGTGACAGGACCGACGAGCACTGCCGCGCACTCCGGACGGAGAACGCCAGTACCAGCCATCATCGACGCGACGGTGAAGGTCGTGTTGCGACGAACGTCATCGACGGTGTCGACCTTGAGGCCCTGAAGCTTGAGCGAGGCGACGGCATTGCGCTGGAAGATGATGCCAGCGATACCTGCCTCGTTGAACTTGAGGTTGTAACGGGCCTCGCCGATGTTGCTCGCGCTGTAGTCCGAGACAGGGAGGTGATTGCTCTTGACAATCTTGACACCCATGTACTCGAGCGAGTCGCTGAGGTTGTTGAAACCCTGAGTGAGGGCCGCACCGAGACCGCCTGCCTCAGCAACGCCACCGAAGAGGGGCTGCGAGTTGACAACGGTGGTGGTCGAACGGGCAACGCCGAGGGCGCGGATGTCTTGGAATGCGCGTGGGGTTACCGCGAGCACGACACCGTCGGTCGGAGCGTTGATCGTCTGGAGGTACACGACGAAGTCTTCGCAAGCGCGAAGAGCCTCGAGTGCCGCCGTGGTGCGATCGTCCGCAGACGCTGCGGCGTTGTAGATCGAACCGAGGTTCTTGAAGGCTGCGTTGACGAACACGGGACCACAGGGAATCTCGCGGGGATCCTGCGTGAGGGTGACGCTACCGGCGGCATCGGTGCCGTTCCAAGTGAGGTCTTCCATTGCAGCGCGGGCGATGTAGGCCGCGATCTGACGGTCACGTGCGTTGGCGAGCGTGAGGCCAGCCTGACGGGCGAGCTCCGAGCGGAACTCCCACTGGGTCTGCATGAGGTCGACGTTGTCGATCTCGAAGTGCGCCGCGATCGGACGCTTGTCAAGCTTCACCGCGATGGTGGTGCTTGCGTTGGTACCACCGGCGAGCTCCTCACCGGCGTTCCATGCGGTCTTGAGCGCAACGGTACCCGTGATTGGGAACTCCATTGCGACTCCGTTCGAGATCGTCTTCGAATCGACGAGAGCCTCGAACATGTTGTACTGGTCGTAGGCGTGGATGGTTTCGCCCGACCAGATCGAGAGCCAGAGCTTGTTTGCTCCGGCGAGGGGACCAGCCACCGCTGCTGAGGTGCTGGTACGGTAAACCATGTCGGTATTGCCAAGGCTGTCAGCCATGAGTCATTCTTCCTTACTTGAGATTGTTGAAGTTGGTCTTGGACATGCGGAGTTCGACCGCGTTTCGGAACTGGTTGTCGATTTGGAACCGTGGATCCGATCTGTCCTTGTAGAACTCGGCCTTATTTGCATAAGGGCCGTTGTTGATGACGGACGATCCGACACCAACCTTTGCATTGCCACCCTTGGGTGGCTCGTTTGCCGTGACCTTCTTTGGCTGGGCCGACGAATACTTCGCCTGCAAGCCTAGAAGGGCGACTTCCCACGAAGGAGTCGACAGCGCCGCATTGACATTCTTGAGCTC